CCATGTCTTTTGCGCTCATTCTACGTCAGCAGCCCCCTTTTCCACGGTGGCAGTTCCAAGTCTTCTTCGTCTTCCACTTCCGGGATTGTTAATACAACCCCGGCAGGGAAAACGTAGGTGCTGGCGTACTTGACATTGGCTTTCATCAGCTTATCTGTATGCAGGACACTTCCCATTTGTTCAAATGCTATCTTGTCCCACATATCCCCAGATATGGTTGTGTAGCTTTTAGTCATATTTCTGCCGCTTCTCCTTGTCTTCTTTTTCGTCCAGCAGGTCTTCAACGTCACGCAGCAACTTTCTGTTGTTCTCTTCCAGTTTTGCGTCCAAGTCTTCCGGCTTGTCCCCGTTGATAACGATTGTCGGACTGTTGTTGATAGTTACATTGTTTGCACTTCCACCGCCGCTTCCTGCGCCCGCTGTTACCTCTGGCGCTGTGTTGTAGTTGTTCACCGTCTGCGGTGTTGTTGTGGTCTGTGCTGCTGTTGGCGCTACTGCTGCCGCTGTTGTGGCTGCCGTATTCTGTGCAGCCAGAATGTTTCTTGTCTGGTCTGCTGTAAACACCGTGCGCCCCGGTGCGTTCGTGATTAACTCTGGTCCCGCTTCACCAGCAATGAACGTGTCTGGTGTATTTTTGGAACCTTTCGCCAGCATAGGTATTTCAGATATGTTTATACCCTTTCCACCTACGCCCGGCACCCAGTCTGGCACTTTTACTTTGTTCAATCCACGTATAACCGTGTTGACCGCAGATATAATGCCGTTGATAACTCCCGTACACACTGACTTGATACCCTGCCAAATTCCAGAAAATATTTGCTTTATGCCCTCCCAAGCCTGCCGCCAGTTCCCGGAAAATACACCAGTTATGAAAGTGATAATTCCATTCAGTACGGTTGCAATTCCAGAAATTACACCGGAAATTGCTTGAACTCCGCTTTGTACGATAGACTGGATTGTTGGCATTGCAAATTGTATTGCTGCTAAAATTCCTTGAATTATTGGTGAAACTATGTTCCAGATTGTCGTCAGTGCTGTTTGTATCGCAGGTAAAAGCGTTTGCAATACGTTTGTCACCACTGGCAAAATTGCTTGAATTGCTGCGGAAATTGCCGGAAGCACCGTGCTACAAATAAAGCTGAATAATTCTGAAATAATCGGCAAAACATAAGTTGAAATGAATGTGATTATTTCTGAAATAATCGGCATAAGACCAGCAATGAAACTTCCTATCACCGGAATAATTGCACCGATAAAATCAGCAATGCTTTGTATAATCTGCATAATGGTTGGGGCTGCCGCTTGAATAAAGCTAACAATCCCCGGTATTACCTGTGTAACAATCACCTGCAATACCTGTTCTGCAACTGGCACAACGTATGTGGTTATAAAGCCCACAACCTCTGAAACTGCGTTCTTTACTGTTCCCAGCACATTTACAAACGTGTCAAAGACTGCTGCGCCTTTATCTCCGAACAATTCTTGTATCTTGTCACGGGCTGCACCTATGTTCCCATCAGAAAACACATTCTTTATGGTGTCGCCTATGTTGGTAATGACCGAAACAATCTTGTCAAAGACTGCCAACGCTTCATCACCAAAGGTTCGCTGTATAAATCCCCTTATCTCTTCAAGATGGTTCTTTACAAGCTGTATTACTGTAATAATCGTTGTGATAACGCCCACAACTGGCAATATCTTTCCTGCAATACCTCCAAGTGGTCCCAGTGCTGTTTTTGCAAGGTTTCCAATAGGACCCAGCACCGTTTTTACCGCATTTCCCAGCGGTGCAATCAGTGTTGTTGCCTTGCTAAATGCTCCGGTAATCCCCTTTGTTATGAAGCCGCCTACTTTTCCAAGTGGGCTGTTTGCAATCGCACTGCCTACCGTTCCAAGTATCGGACCCAGCTTGCCGCCAATCAGCGAAAATGGTTTCAGCATAAGTCCCAGCATTTTTGTTCCGGCTCCTGTCAATGCTCCGCTTGCTTTTCCTGCAATTCCTAAAAAACCGCTGACAATGGACTGCTTCACGCCGCCCATAAAGCCTGTTACCGCTCCAACAACTCTGTTGCCACTGAATATATTACCTATTGCAGAACCTACGCCGCCCATAGCGCCTTTTACATTGCCAAAGTATGACAATATACCGCTTCCAGCCGTTTTCAGCTTTTCCGCAAAACTTACGCTTGTTGCTGCGTTTTCAATAAATCCGGCACGCAGTCCCAGCAGTTTTTTTGCCAGTGACAATATGCCGTCTTGTGCTGATAATGTAACCAGCTTTGTTGTCAACATTCCCACTTTCAATGCCGCCAGCCCTGCCGCTACCTTTAGGGCTGTTTGCACCAATTTTGGGTTTGCTGCTGCAAATTCTGAAACTTTAGTGACCACCACCGCCACTTTGTCTGCCAAATTTCCTACAATCGGCAGTAAGTTTTGACCAAGAACGATACCCAAGTTTGCTATACTGTTCTTTGCCTTTTCCATTTTGGCTTCTGTGGTGTCTTCCATTTTGGCAAATGCGCTGTCTGTTGCCCCAACGCTGTTTACCATGTCTTGTACGCTTGAATTGAAGCCGTCAACTCCGTTTGACAGAAGCGACATTGCCGCTTTTCCGGCTTCTGAACTGCTGAACATATCAGATAGGGCAAGACCAGACTTGCTGGCTTCTTCCTGTATACCTCCCAGAATTTCCCCAAGTGATTTACCGCTTGCCATCAATTCTGCAAAGCTGCCGCCCATCTTCTGCCGCAATAGCTTGTCTGTCGTACTTCCAGACTTTGACAACTCATTTAACATACTGTTCATGTATGTTGTCGTTTCTGCGGCTGCAATACCTTTGCTGGTCATTATTGCATATCCGGCGCATAACTGTTCCAGTGAAACATTGCTGGCGTTTGCAGTCGGTATAATTTTACCCATACTGCTTGCCAGTTCTCCTACTGTCACTTTACCTTTGTTCTGCGTCTGTACCAGCATATCTGATACCGTGCTTACTTTGTCCGCACTCATGCCGTATGCGTTCAATACGGTTGTTAATACGTCCAGCGTTTGCGAACTTTCCGCAAATCCGGCTTTTGCTAACTTCGTACTGTTTGTAACAAAGTTTACGGCGTCACCTGTCTTCTGTCCGGCAGATATAGCATTGTACACATCATCAGCAATGGCATTGGCTGCAATTCCTGTCTTGTTTGACAGTTCCATTATCTGTTGTGACAATGTGCCCAGTGGGACTTCCTGCGTATCTGCAATGGTTCCCACCTTTGCTATTGCTTTTTCGTACTGCTGCGCTGCCTGCACGGGTCCTGCATACACTGCGGCGGCTACGGCACTAATTGCGCCAATAGTCCCCAGCAGTTGTCCTTTTGTCTTTGAAATGCTCTGCTCTACCTGCTGTTGCTTGTCATTCAATTTTTGCAACGTCTGTTGTGAAGTTTGCAGCTTTTCATAAGACTTTTGCAGTCTTCCGTTGGCTTCTTCCAGATTATCCGTATTTACTCCGGCTGCTTTCAGTTCGTCGGCATAACTGTTTAATTGTTTTTCCTGTTCTTCGATTTTGGCAGTAGTCTGTTGTATCTGGTTTTCATTCTTTTCAAGCTTCTTCCGCAGTGCTTCTGTGGGTTCGCCTGTCTGCTGCAATTCCTGCTGTAATCGGTCATGCTCTGCGTTAAGCTGCGCCAGCCGTTCTTTGTTCTTATCAATAGCGGCAGACTGCTTTGTGTAGCCGTCAATCTTTGATTGCAGGGAATTGACATTTTTTAAGCTGTCCCGTAACTGGTTATTGGTGTTAATTGCGCTTTTGAATGTGCTGTTAAAATTGCCACCCAGCGACGCTTTCAGCTTAAAAAGCAGTTCAAATTCCTTTTGTGACCCTGCCAAGCTGTTTCACCTCCCTACGCATTATTGCTGTTCTGTTTCTGCTCTTCCGCTTCTTCTTTTTCCACTTCATTTATGGTTTCAATCCATGCAAAAAGTCTGCGTATAGGCATTTGCAGCCAGAACGGGACGGGCGTATGTGAAGCCCTTGACATTTTGTATATCTGCTTTCTTATGAACTTTGCGGGTTCTTTAATTTTTAGTAGCCCGCAGCAATTAAAAAATCCCTTGCTTTGTTCTTAATCTTCATGTAATCGCCTACCGGAAGACGTCTGATTTCATCAGAAGCAACCCCCGCAGCTTTTGCCGCAAGAATACACTGGAACGCTGAGGAAATTTCCGGTGAAAGTGCATATTTGTTCTGGTCTGCAAGTTCCTGTTCTACTGCTTCAATATCTTCACCAGTTAAATTGTCAAAATAGAAAGTTAATTTTGTATACTTCTTTCCCTCAATCTCTCTGGGCTTTTTGAATGTGTGTGTGTAATTCAAACTGCCGTCTTCTTCCTTGTCTTTCTTCTTGTCGTCAAAATTGACCACGCCGCTTGCCTGTGCTTCCTGCATTTCCTTTTCCTGCTCTGTTACCTGCTCCATGTTTTCAGTTGTATTTGTTGTATCTGACATTGTTTATTCCTCCATATCTTTGATTTTGGGCAGGAAAAAACCAGCGGTCTTCCCCGCTGGCTCCTGCTGTCTTTTTTACTTGCCTAATGCTTTTCTGACGTCCTTTAAGTAATCTTTGCCATTGATAATGCAAATGAAATTTAACGGGTCAATCTCTGTCTTTTTCTTTCCGTCCATATACATTGCGTAATATGATACGGCATATTCACCGCTTACATCAGCCGTTGAAGCTGCTGCAACCTTTCCAAGTGCCGTCTTCTTCGGTTTTACTTTCATAATGTGCTTTACGCCGGACACTTCGTTTGCACTTGTGCGCAGGTTCATTTTCTGCTGTGCAACACGCAGGTCAATTCTGTGTACCCGTGGTTCCATCAGTGTTACTGCTGCTTCTGTGACAGTTCGGAAATTGAAAGTTGTTGACATTGCGTTTAAGTGACCAATAATAATTTCTTCGATATTTCCTGCAATGCCTGCGCCGCTTAATTCCTCTGTCATGTATTCAAGGTCTGGCAGTGTTACTTCTGTTGTTCCCAAATACTCTGTGGCGTCCTCATAAATCGCATAGTTAATAACTAATTCATCAACTTTAGACATTCTGTTTCACCTCCCTGTTATGCTGCCACCAGTGCTTCAAGATATGACACATCATATTCAAGCACAAAGTCCATCTTCTGCATTGGTGACGGCGGTGTGATATAGATATGAAAACGTACAATTCCTGCTGCAAGCTGACTTGTACTGTTTTCGCTCTCGTTGAACTCTACACGCCCGCCAATGATTTTTTCATCAGTAGCAAGGCTTGCCAGCCAGTCATTGATAGACTGCACAACGGCGTCAATAAGGCGTCTTTTAGTACCTCTGTCAATATAGTTCCAGTATGTCAAAATCAGAGTTTTTGCAACCCATTTAAACATACGGTTGATACAGTAGAAATAGTCCGTCACGTCTGTGTTGGCAGGATAACAAGCCGTATAATTTCCCCAGCTTACAAAGCCATTAAAGAAATTAAGTGCGGTCACAACGCCGTTTTCGTTCAAGTAGTTTGCCTGCTGAATATCCATGACTACTTCCGACCCGTCCGCAGTAACCATTCTGTCTGCTTGTATGCCCTTGTTTGAAGCACTTTCGCAAGGTGTGCCGCCGCCGTACTCTTCCGCATTGTCTACGGCTGACATTGACGCCGCAAGCTGCGTTGAAAGATTGAAAATTCTATCACCCAGCGCAACTTTAGGGAAGCAAAGAATTTCCGTGCGCTTTGTAAAATTCTTTTTCTTCTTCCACTCCGGCACCTCTGTGTAATATGTCGCCCCGCTCTCCGTTGTGTCAACGTCCAAAATTGCTTCCGCTTCAAACAGTCCGTTGATATTCTCTGCCTTTGCAGACATAACGGCTGCAACCTCCGGGTCATGTGACCAATTCGGACACAAAATAAGGTCTGGAACCTTTGTGAAGCGTGGAAATACACTGTTAATCAGTTCAAGTCCTGTGGTTTTGTGTGTGCTTACGCTGTAACCTCCGATAATATCATCTTTTGTTACCTGCGAAGCGTCCACGGCGTCGTATTTTACGGTAACTTTTCCTGTTGCTTCTTTTAAGAACTCCACAACGCATTTTGTGTCACTGTAAAATGCTTCGTAGTCTTCCCCGGCAGTCTTTCCGGTGATTTCCACACTGCTTGCGATTGCTTCAAGTGGTAACTCAATCTGATTGTCTACAACGTCCATCTGCTCTTCTGCTACGGTCTTTTTGTGCTTCTTCGGGTCAAGAACATTCACAAAGAATACCTGTGCAGAATTAAAAAGCGTAAACGCTGTGTAAATCTCTTCACAAATACTGTATTTCTTCCAGTCGTCCGAATACCCCAACGCCTGCACTGCTTCTGGGTAACTTGAAGCCATAATCACTTCATTTACTTTTCCATTTACCATCTGTACTGGCGCAGTTCCTACCACAAAATGCACACCCGTATCTACTGACACTGGCGTGATTGTGCCATTGCTCGTCTTGCTGGCGTTTACTCCGTGTGATACGTCACTCATTCGCTTATACCTCCTGTTCTGCGTATGCAAGGGCGGCAGCCTTTAAGTCGGAATAATACTTGTTGTACACATTCCCGGTTGTCTTCACCTTGTCTTTCTTTTCTGCAAGTTCCGTTGTGGGAACCAGCATTTTTTCTACCAGTGGGAATTTTTCAAGAATGAAAGAAAGTTCTTTCTTGATTTCCTCTTTGGTTCCCTCAAAAATCTTGTTGCACTGTAGCATTGCTTTTGGCAGGTTTGGTCCAATGTAAATCAGCTTTACTGTTCCTTCCTGCTTATTTGCCGTTTCTGTGGCTTTTTCTTCTGTGGTGGTATTTTCTACCGCCTGCACCTTTTCAGCGTCCTTTTCGGCTGCTGTGGCGCTTGCTGTGGTCGCTTTTGCCATTTCGTCTTCCTCCTGTCTATAAATTGTGCAAAATCTCTGCCACATCACGTTGCGTGACTGGCATACTCCAATTTGTCACCATTTCGCCCATGTAATATGGCGGTGTGGTGTCTTGATATACGATATATTCCAGCGGCAGTTCCAAAGCAAATTGACCGCCGCCGATTGTCCCGGCTTTCTTCAATTCGCTGCGCACTCTCAAAATCAGATTGAGAAGTGCCAGCGGTCCGTCCTGCCCATCTTCTGAATACACCGCAAATATTATTCTTACTTTGCAGCTGTCTTCCTCTGGTTCGCCTGCTTTCTTGTCGTCCGTCCCTGTTAGGAACTTTAACAGAATGTATGGCACTTTCTGTTGTACGTCGTCTGCTTCCGGCAGCCCCATTTTATAAACTGCTGCTGCTCTTTCTTTTTCTTCGCTGCTTCCCGTTCTGGTTCGCACTGGCAAAATAATGTCAGACGTTTTGGAACTAATGAATTTCTGCAATTCTTCCAACAAAAAAACTGGTGTCATAATTCTTTACCCTCCATAACCATTCAAAATCCTGTTCATTTCGTGTATAATTCTTTCGTTTACCAGTTCTTGTGCTTCCTTTTCCAGCCCGTCTATAATATCTTCGTTTCCCACCATCTGTGCTGCTGATAGTCCCATTTTTTCTTCAATCGGAAAACGCTTGCGCCCTGTCCTCTCAAATACTCCGGTGTGACCATTGCTTTTCATCTCCGCAATAAAAGCGTCTTCAAATGGTGTCCCGCTACCGCCTTTTTTAACTGCTGCCCGCACCTGTTTTCCAGTTCCGGGCTTCGTCGGCGTTACTTTGAATTTGTACAGCGGTATTTTCACGCCAGAAAACGAAACAAAGCCCGCAAGGTTTCCCGTGCTGGCTTTGGTTATATTTATTCTGGTTGCTTTCGTCAGTGCTGCGCCATTTACGGCATATACGGTTTTTACCTGCTTTATTGCCTGTGTCTTCACTCTGGAAATACCACGGTTCATAGCGCTGGCAAATACTCTTTCTGCACCTTTTGGAACGTCTGCCAGCAGGGTTCCCACTCTTTCTATTGCGTCAGATGTTATTTCAATCATTCTTCCAACATCTCCAATTCAAGAATTATTTCCCCGTCCTCGCAGTCTGCTTTTGAAATGTTATACATATTGATTGCCCCGGCTTCGTCAATTTCAAGCTGGCGTCCTTTTTTGGGAACGCAACCAAAATCATATAATGACATATAGACCAGACAAGAAGCACGGTTTATGCCCTCTGCATTGTCCCCGTTTCCTCTCTGCCGTTCGTCGGCTGCCGTGTGGTCAATGATTATGGGCAAATAGTGTTTCTTGCCTTGATACCATATATCAGTCATAGTTGCCATTTCTCCGCAGTTGTGAAACACTTTCATGTCACTGGCAAGCTGTGCTTTGAAGTCCATTAGATAGGTGTTGCAACAAACCAGCTGTCTACATCATGCGGAACGCATAACGGTGCAGAAGACAGATTGAGGAAGCGGCGGGCAGGCTTGCGTTTTGTCCATGTGTCCGGTACATATTTACCCTCTACGGTCATAAAGTTGCCGTCCGGCTCCTTAATAAGTGTGATTGCTCCATAGTACATGGAATAATCAGCGTTTGTGCTTAACAGTGCCAAGCTGTCAGCAGGTACAAGCGGCTTGTCCTCCGGTTTGTCCGGGTTTGTCCAGTCGTCAAGATACCACTCATTGTACTTGTAAATATCAAGTCCCAGTTCGTGAATGGTTCCAAGGTATGTGACGCCGTTCGGTAACTGTTTAGGCTGTATAACCGCAAGATTGAAGTTTTTCACATCAAGCATTTTCTGTACCTTTGCATGATTTACAAACGCATTTGCAACGTCGCCACCCATAACGCAAATATCGCAGTTTACAAATCCGGTCTTCTGTACGGTTTCGTGCCAGCGCTTCAAATCTGCGATAGGGTCGGAAGTGTCAGCAGTCCACTTCTTCGCTGCCGTTGTGATTTTCTCTTTGTTTGTAAAAGAGAAGTCAATCACTTCATTTACTCCGTCGCCAATGATAGGGATTGTGCCAGTAAAAATGGTCTGTACGCACATTAACTCTTCACGGCGTAAAATCATTTCTCGCAGTTCCTTGAAATCATCAGCCATTTTAAGCACTGCACGTTCCGCAGGTGTTCTGCCAGAATAAAGGCTTTCACCCGGTCTGCGCTGTAAAAGGTCGTCAACCGTTGTGACCTTTTCCGGTGCAACTAAAGGCGGCGTGTAGGTCTTTGTTTCATAGCCAGTGTTTGGCACTACCTTTCCACCAATTACACGGCTGACAAACGGTGCAACCTTTCTGCTTCCTTTCTTGAAATCAACATCAACATTCTTTGTTACGAATGTTTCTTCATGCTTGAAAAATGTACTTCTAAAAAAAGTACGCACGGGCGGTAATTTCTGAACCACTCTGCCCATTGTTCGTGGTTCGTAAATAGATACTTCATTTGCCATTGTTGTTTTTCCTCCTTATCTCAAAAAGATTGATACTTTTCGCAGTGCTTCTTTGATTTTTGCTAAATCTGCCCCGGCTTCAAGTGCTAATGCGTCAGCGAAAAACTCACCTGTCATGTAATATGTTACTGGTTCGCCGTTTCCTGCTGCCGCAGCAGCAATACCGATTGCGCTTGCTTCGCTTCCTTTTGCAACTGGAATAATCTTGTTGTCATTCGCAGTGTCAATCATTACTGGTGCATATTCCTTGATAGCTGCATTTGTTGTTCCGGTTTCCGGTACTGTTGGAAAATCACCAGCAAAAAAGTTCTTCGGTGTGATTTCTCTTTTTTCTACTGCATATTCACCCATTTGCTTGTACCTCCTTATTTCTTGTCTGGAAACAACTTGTCAATAGCGGCGTCAAACACGTTCTTGCCGTTCTCTCCTGCGTTGTCCTCCGGTGCTGCTCCCTGCACGCCGTTTGCACCGCTGTTTTCTGCGTCCTGCTGGCGGTTCTGAATGTAGTTGCCGCCCGCTTTGTTCTGCTCTGAAATGATTTTAACTGCCATTTCCTGCGCAGAAATAGGGTTGTCAAACTTTGCGTCCTTTGCGATTGCGTCATAGTTGCCATTTGCCAAGTCTTCAATGCCTTTAATTCTGGCACGTTCTGTGGCTGCTGCTTCATTCTGGATTGTCGCTACTAAATCCGGGTATGCGGCTTTTAGTGCGTCAACCGTTGTGATTTTGTTTTCTGGTGCTGCCATTTGTGGTTCCTCCTTTTCCTGTGGCTTGTTGATAGGTTCTGTTGCACTATTTACTAAACTACCCGGATTTTGATTGTGCGGGCTGTTTAATAACTGGGTTGGAATACTCTTGAACACGGAAACGTCAATAGGCACTGAATTGACAACGATTTTTGAAGAATTTTCAACAACTGTTGTGCTGTCTTCAAACATCAATTCATCACAAAAGCCGTTTTCAACGGCAATGTCGCCCGTCCACCATGTTTCATTTGACATAAGCTGTTCTATGTCCTCTGTCTTTTTACCAGTCTTACTGGCGTATGTATTGACAATGCTTTGTTTAATCACTTTCAGTTCATCAGCCATCTTCAAAAAGTCTTCTGCTCTGAAAGTGTCCCAGACTGTCATTGCTGGGTCATGTATCATAAATACGCCATTTCTGGCAATCTTGATTGTGTCGCCTGCCATAGCAATGATTGTGGCTGCGGAAGCTGCCCAGCCATCAATTTTGACTGTCACTTTCGCTGAACAATCTTTCAATCTCGTAAAAATCGCATTTGCTGCGAACACATCACCGCCGCCGCTGTTAATGCGCACGATAATTTCTGGCACATCACCAAGCGCCGCAAGTTCTTGATTGAATTGCTGTGGCGTCACCCTGTCTTCCCACCATGACTGCTGGCTGCTTATTGCGCCGTATAAAAGCAGTTCTGGCGGCTTGTCCCCTGTTGCCGGGATAAAGTCCCAGAATTTATTTGTTGTCACCCCGTAAGGATTGCCCGGTGTTCTGCTGTCCTGCTGCTGGTTCATTCCCGGCATTGTCTGCGGGTTCTGCTGGGGTGTTCTGTTTGTTTGTGGTTCCATTGGCAATTTTCTTCACCTCTTTCAGTTCTTTTTCTTCGTGTTTCAACTGTTCGACATTGTTATAAAAGTTGCTTCCCGTCATTTGCATTGCTTCATCACTTCTGGTGCTAAAGCCGTTTGACACTCTCTTTTCTGCGGCTGTAACCTCTTTTACCGGGTCAAGCATACCTTTTGCAGGTCCGTTCCACTTTGCCCCGCAATATGCTTTTCTTATTGCCGGGTCAGTAAAAAAGCCCGGTGCTTTGATACGTCCTTTTGCTACTGCTTCCGTCAGCCATTCTTCATATACTGGCTGGCAAAAGTCCGTTGATAGCCAGTCACGGTACATATTAAACATTTTCCATGCTTCTTCCAGCGCACCTTTGCTGGCTGTATAGCTGGAATTAAAACGCTTCACAAGTAATTCATACGGAATTTCAAGTGCTGCGCCTATCTGCTGGCATATTGCTTCTACAAAGCCGCCAAAATTGGCGTTTGGTCTTCCCGGGTTCATG